CAGTACGGTATTGGTAGTTCACCGTAGTCCGCATCCACATCAACGCACCTACTTGGACGGACATGGCACCCGCTCCAGCGATTCCTGTTTTAATAAAATCTGGTATTTCGTACATTAGTAGATAGTGGGGTATGAAATAACTTATACTTTTTTTTTCCGTTGAAAATCGAGAATATTTGTTCGAACCCATGCATCGATATCATGGCCCAAATCAGCATGGCGGGCTTCATCGGTGGCTATTTCAAACAACAATTCATCAAAACCATCGACATTCGTCACCTTGGCCTCTTGGAATAATTGTCTCGCAGACTCTGCCTCGCCCATACAAGCATCGTTGTAGTTGTCTCTAAGGAAAGTATCTATATCTCTAATCATGTTTGTTCTTAGATTCCCCATATTACCAAAGGTAAGATTCTGATTCATAGCATGTGAGGCAAGCGATAATGCAATCTGGGCATGCTTCGTCTCGTCCATCATGGCGGATTGTACGTCTCGAAGTATAGAGATGGGTGCACCGTAGTGCATTAACTCCAAGGTGACTCTTGCAAAAGACGCAATCGATGAATGTTCGTGTTTCGCTACATCAATCCAATGTTTGCTAAACCGATCTTTCTCACTTTCGTCAAAGTTGTGAATCGATTGTTTCAACGTTTTGGATAGGGGATAACCACACCATTCCGAAGCTTCATCTTGTTGCACGACATCACTAAGTATGATCGAATGATTATCTAAAATAGGTCTACCATATACAATCATTGGTTCGATAACAAAGGCATCGCAAGCAACATAACGACCACTCACAGGTATACCAATTTGGTTTTCTTTCTCTCGAAGATGGATCATTCGACAACGACCCATTTCGGTGAATACTTCTTTGGTCACAAAATCCGGCACGAAGATCATGTCGTAGTACTTATCTAGTTTCAATTCGTAGAAACCACCCTCCAACTCACTCCTTGTAATTCGACCAGTCGTAACCTCGCTTAACTTTATACGAATACCTGGTCCTTCGAGAACAAGCGTTGTTGATAATGCATTGTTATCCAACGAATACTTGCGAATGAGTCCTAATAATCCTACCCAATCAAACTTTAGCTCGCATGCTACTTCGGTTGATACAATATTTTGAAACCGAATCGAATTATCAGAAAATGTTTCAAACGTTCCATTGAAGGCATTGCAGTCCTCGTTCCCATTAATTTTAGAATCTTGGGAGTTACATTTCATTGAATATTTCACATATTCCTCATACGTAGAAGCTTGGATCGTACTAAGTACCCCATTCACCACAACCTCATCAACAATCCATTCAACATCAAGATCTTTGTCAAGTGTCGTCACCTTAACTTTCTTGGACTTCATCTTTAGATAGAGTAAAACAACAAATGATGCCAGGAAACTAAAGTATAGGACGTTTTTTGATTTAATCATAATGTTACTTAATACAAATGGTAAAGAAAAGAAGTTAGCTATGAAGAAATATTATTGTTTAGTTAAGTTATAATCGATATACAAACTTTAGCTACATCATTTCAAAGATTAATTTTACATTTGTACTGAACGAATCAAAATTCTGATTTTGATTCGCCGATTCTTCGTATCTATATATATTACCAATTGTCGTTGCAACGATCGTATCGTCATCAAAAAACTTACAGCTATATATCGGGTCATTGGAGGATTGGTAGGTGCTGATAAGATTCCCATTCTTCCCCCATTGTTTCACTACTCCGACTCCATCTCCACTTAATATTACTAAATCACCATCTCCACTTAACTTGTGATCAAGGGATTGAATGTTACCTGTATTCTCAATACTTAGGACTAAAGAGGGGGATGAGCTGCCTAAGTCCCAAACGCGTATCTTACTATCTTTTCCCCCAGAAATTAGAAAGATATCGGTCAACTGTAGGCTAGAAACCCCACCAAAATGGGCAAAAGTAATAATTTTCTGAAATGTACCATCATTTAAGTTCCAAAAGATTAAATTGTCATCAACATTACTTCCACTTACGATCGTAGTCGCCGCCTCATCGATACTAATTATCAACTCTCCCTCACCATGGGTTGAGTCGAAACTAAATTTTTCCTGATTTTCGAACATAACACGAATCATACCATTCCTCTGTGCTACCACAAGAACAGATGTGGATGGCTCGAATATAATATTTGTAATCACTGCATCACTTAGTGTTAGTACCTCGGTACTACCCCCAATATATTGATACACAGTGTTCTCTGAAGAATAATACACAACATCTTGTTGGGGGTCATATGCTATGCTTTTTGCATTGTTGGTTGTGATCAACACGTCGGTGTCCCATAACCGAACACCTTCTTCCCCTGCCGAAACAATCGAACCGGTATTTGTGATAATAAAATCATTCACATCACCATCGGTACTTAGTGTTTCGATGGGTAGATTTTGATTAATATTATCAACTTCTAATGTTTCGTTAGTTTGGGATACGTTATTTTCAAATTTAACCAAAAAATCAACCGTATCGTTCGTTTCAAAGTAAAATGTCGCAACATCACCTTCGTACTGAGTTTGTGGATTATTCGCAGGATCTCCGTCAATGAACTGTTCTAAGATCGACCGTTTGGCTAATAGCGGGGTTCGCAAACTATTCGTATTCCCTTCATAATCCCAAACATAGATAACATCATCTAATAGTTCGTTAACAAATTGAGCGATTTGTGCGTCGTTGATTATCGGATCGGTTGCCAAGGGGTTGTCGAAGTAGGCGTCGGCGATGATCTCCATAAATATACTATGCAGGTTTGTTGGAGAAGATACGGATGAGTAGAGAGAAAGATTATTTGTGAACGTTTTTTCGATACTACATGTTGGATAGGAGTACGTAGTATTATTGGCAGCCATGTAGATGCCGACATTTTGATTTCTTTCAAAAATCCACTCTGTGTTTGTGTTCTTCATCCTCTCGATTGGGTGTCGACTCCCCCCAACAAATTCAACATCGAACTCATCATCATTATCAACAACATCTTTAAAATTTAACGTAAAGAACTCGGCTGGGTCATAAATTTTGATTCGAATCTCAATATCCGGTTCAACTGTTGAGTATTCTAATCTGGAAGTAGTATTAAGATTAAAGACCAGTGGAAATGTTAGGTTCACGGTTCTCGACATGATGGCTCTATAAGATACGATTTTATTTTTTTTTGTAAGATTATTATCATAGAATGGTCGAATTTAATACATTGGTCAAAGCGAATGCATTTGCTGTGATCTTTCATACTGTAAATGCCGTCGCACAAACATATCTATCTAATAAATCTGCTAAATGGGAATATCCAGTTACAATCACAGAAGTGGATGAAGACTACGATGTTACGAAAGAAGTGTTATCTGATGATCCCCGTATAGCAAGGGCACGTATACAGAAAGTAATCACAAAAGAGCGTACGATTACTAAGATTCCTCTTGGATACGCTCAACTGTCGTTTACCGTAATCTGTGCACTGGCGCATATTGTCTTCTTGTCTCTATCAATAGGTGGGGAGTCTTCGATTTATTATAGCTGGATTTATGATAACCAGATTAACTACTTACGATGGTTTGAGTATTTCTTCTCATCTGCAATCATGATGACCAATATCGCTGGTTTAACCGGGATCAAGGATGTGTGGCATTTGTTAGCGGTGTTTGTTCTAACCGCAGTAACCAATTTGTTCGGTTTGATGGTTGAAAGAACCGAATCAACGTTCCGGAGTATCTTACTCTTCTGTCTTGGATTTCTTCCTTTCGTAATCCCTTGGCTACAAATTAACGATAAGTTTAATGATAATCTTAGTTTATTTGACAAAATCAGACCCTTGATCAAGACAAAGGATGGGGAAGAATCTAAATTTGAAATACCGTCCTTTGTTAAATATTTAATACCAATCATGCTTTCAATCTACCTAATCTTTCCAGTTATTCAAATTAGTCAGATAACAAATCTGATTAAATACGAAACCGGTGAACTGTATTTCATCATGGCCTCTCTTATCGCTAAAACAGTCCTAAGTTGGATGGTATTTGGTGGTGCCTTTCGAAACGACCCACCTGAGTATTTAGAGAAAGATGAGAAGAACACATAAAAAAATGATAAAGTAGTACGGAAATTGTGATTATTGATAATCAGCAAACATGGGTTCTAAGATCTCAACCGTCATGTGCTGTGAGCTTTGTTCCAAAACATACGTTCACACAGTAACAACCGAAAAACAGTCAATTAGCATATACACGAAACGATACGATGTGTGTCGAGTATGTTATGATACATTTTTGAATACGTCTGATTTCAACATACAGTACATGGACATTGGTAGTACTTTCCAGTACTCTAAAATACCAAACATCGAAAAGTTCTGTAAATATGTCGTCGGAAATGTGTTGGAACACTTTGATTACGATAAGGCAATTGATTCCCGTAACTATACTTGTAAAAGAATTTACCATGCGTATCAAACAATTCAAATAAAAATCAGAAAAGCGTCCATATTTAACGATGGCCTAACACCGGAACATATGAATGAAGTTATCAATGTTGTTCATACTATTGCTACTAATAAAACGTGTTCAATTTTGAACAGTTGTTTGCAAAAAGATGGCAATATTGCATTTAAGGCGTATGTACGATCCGAAGTTATGAAACGTTTCATCAAAAGACGTGGCTGGGGATTGAAATAAATACAACGATCCAAAATGTTTTTTTTTATTATATTATGGTAAAGTCATCTTTCCATTATATTGTTAATTTTTAACAACAGTGTAAAAAAAATGAAAAATATAAGTAAATATATTCTTAATTAAATATAGCAACATATAATAATGAACAGAAGCAAAAACATAAAATACGGTCCAATGGCTAATTTATTATTCGACATGCGTAATCTCGCAAAAGTCTTGGGTTGTGAATCCATTTCGGTGAAAACATCTACTTCGATATTTGATACGGATTGGAAACATCAACATGAGGAGAAGGCATTGCGGTTGTTTGAATCGGTGTACGGGGAAGATGTAAAACAGTCTGGACTAAAAATTCATCCTAAACATACCTTCCTAGGTACGACAACGGATGGTATTCTAAACGATGGTATACTGACCATTTGCTGTCCAAGAACTAGATCCATTTGGGGCAGTATCCCACACACATCCTGGATTCGAATGCAAATAGAAATGGAAGTATTTGATACCAACAAGGCATATTTCTTTCAAGTTGAGTACCCCGAAGAAAGATACCGATTACAAATCGTGAATAGGGATACGATATGGTTTAATGAAGTACTGCCTGAGATTCGAAAGAGTATGAGCAGGAAGAGGAAGAGGGATGTTGATGCTCCTGAATACATCCAATTTCATGATATTGAACCCATTCTTAATGGATGCTTGTTTACTGCTTATTTAAAGAAACATCATGCATCATTTTGTATGACCCCTAAGCGGCAATTTGATTACAATCGTAATCAACATCATCTTGATGTAACTGTTATGGATGCGATTGGTCGACGTCGGTATACCGATATTAAACCGCATATGTGTGATCGCAATATCAAGAATTCGTACGAATCTTTGATGAGTGGTGTTGATGTGGTGAAGAATCCTATATTCACTAAGAACAATCTTATTGCCACAATACCACTTATCATGGATCGTACGTTGTATCACTATGCGAAATCGAAACAAGGAGTTGGTTGTAAGTTGTTACGAAAGATTGCGTACGTAGACCTCATAACCAATTCATCGTACAAACATCGGGTAATGTTTTTCGATCATACGTTTGAGGACATTCCCATGGATCGATTCTCTAAGTATACCGAAGCAATTAATGTTGCGATGCGTCGGTACGATGAATTGTGCGTACTACCAGTTGATATCAAATATTTAAATGAATTAGATATGAACATGAAGGTTTCGTATCCCAAATGGGATCATATCCGGAAAGATTACGCAAAGAAGAAAGAAGAGATTACTCAAATTTGGAAAATATCCAATGCTGATAAGCAACGATTCAAACACCAGGGGTATACGAAGATATCACAATTACTACCTCATACAAAGGGAGCAGTGAATTCATTTATTCGATCCAATTTAAAGAAGAGATTAAACTGGAGAAGTGTCGTAGACCGTATTAAGAAAGAATGGGAATCAAATCAATGCTTATCATTCATAGATTTTGAAACAGCCGATAATATTATCTTCATGATTGGAATTGTGTACAAATCAAAATTCTACGTCTTCACATCTAAATCATTAGACCGAGAAGGTGAGGCAGATATATTAAGACAATTTGTTGAATTTGACAAACAACATGCTAATACAAAGTATGTGCATTGGAGTTCGGCGGAGCGTAGTAACTTACGACAACATCTTAAACATCGCCATAACTCGTATGTTGATCATCTCAATAGCGACGAATCAAAATGGTTTGATTTAGCAATAACTTTTAAAAAAGAGGGGTTGGTATTTCCAGGAATGGATTCATTTAAATTAAAATCAGTCGTTGGGAGTATGCATGCACTCAATTTGATTAAAACTAAGTACGACCCATCCTCCTTATCTTGTATGAATGGTGTCGCAGCCTCTTCCTATGGTTTAGCATACTACGACGGGGTGTATGATAGTATGGAGGATATTGTTCGATATAACGAAATAGATTGTCAAGTATTAAGTGATATCGTAGGGTACTTTGAATCGGTACGGATACTTTGAATCGGTACGGATACTTTGAATCGGTACGGATACTTTGAATCGGTACGGATACTTTGAATCGGTACGGAGTACAAAAAAATGATTTTTTTACTTTAAATATCTAAAGAATAAATTAATTAAAAGTCATACATATAATGAGTCAGAATGGGCCGATAAATTTTGAACTTGGTAATAATAATGAAATTGACGATGATACTAACGATAATAATGACAATTATAATACAACCTCGGACAAAGAAGATGATAACGAGAATCCTTATGACACTGAGTCTGAGTCTGATGATGATGTTGATGATGATGATGTTTTGTTTGGTGATGAATGATGAAAACAATATATAATAAAAATTGAATTCTATTTACCTTTTATTTCTTTTATCACTTTCATCATAACAACAACATAAAAACATGATATTGGTTGTTGTAGAATCACCCGCAAAATGTAAAAAAATACAAGGGTATTTAGGTAAGGGGTATGTGGTTAAGGCAAGTTTTGGTCATATTCGGGATCTATCACCGAATCGTTTGGGGGTTGATGTTTCGGATAAGTACAAACCAACCTATGCTATCATACAAAGTAAGCGTAAGATATACAATGAGTTACGATTGTTGGCAAAGAAAGCAAAGCATATTATTTTGGCAACGGACAAGGATAGAGAGGGTGAGGCGATTGCATGGCATCTTCAGGTTTGTTTATCCGATACTTATGATAAGAAGTTTGGTCGGGTAACGTTTAATTCGATTACAAAAACAGCTATTGTCGAGGCGTTTAAACATCCGTCTACCTTAGACGAAGATGAAGTCCGTGCACAGGAGGCACGGAGAGTACTCGATCGTTTACTTGGTTTTGGACTATGTAGAATCGTCCGTTCTAATCTAGGTACAAACAATCTGACCGCCGGACGGGTTCAATCAGTCATCGCAGCACTAATACATCGAAAAGAACAAGAGAGGCTACGTTATATCACCGCATACAACACACAATCCACCTTTATTGTTGATGGTAAGTTTAAGTCAATGGGGCATGGGTTTCGAGCACAGCATACAAAAAAGTACAAAACCAAATATAGCGTGTTGAAATTTATGAACAGTATTATTGGCGCATCGTTCAAGATCGAGGATACGAAGCATGAAGAGGTGAAAAAACACCCACCTCCGCCCTATATTACCTCAACCTTACAAATAGATGCTCAAAAGAATGGTTTCAACGCTAAATCGTGTATGCAGGTTGCTCAGAAACTATATGAAGGTGGATTGATCACCTACATGAGAACCGATTCACCGACCATGTCGATAAGTGCAATAAATATGTTTAAGAAAATGATCACAACAACATATGGAGAAGATTATTCAGCACCTCGTTCGTATGTTGGTCGGAAATCCAAAACAGCACAGGATGCTCATGAATGTATTCGGGTAACGGACGCAAATCTACATACCATCGATGCATCTCCAAGAGAACAAGCACTGTATGGATTGATACGTAGGCGGTCGATTGCGTCCCAAATGTCCCCCGAAGAGATTGTGGTAACAAAAATTTCCATAACCCATTCCTTCGTGGTATCTGAATCATCTCAATCTTTTGATGGTTATCGAATCTTGTATCCAGCAACCAAGACCCTAGTTTCAATGAATCTACGAAAGAATGATGTAGTCACGAATCAGAGTGTGGTGGCAACCCAGCAAACAACCCCCCCTCCTCCTCTCTACAACGAGGGGACGTTGATTCAAGATCTCGAACGATTAGGTGTTGGGCGTCCCTCAACCTACGCCTCTATGGTTAACTTAGTACAAGCACGTGGGTACGTTGCTTTGCGTAAGAATGATACGGTATTAGAAACAAAGGTGATCGTACTTACGTTGATTCAAAAGAAAAAAGAAACAACCGAAACAACTAAAGATATTGTATTGGGGAAACAAGGTGGACGAGTATTGTGCATGCAACCAAATGGTGTTCTTGTGATCGAATTCTTGGAGAAATATTTCAACGAAATCACACAACCCGTCTTTACCTCAAAGATGGAGAAGGTGTTGGATAAGGTAAGTGATGGGAAGATAACGTACCATAAGGCTGTGGATACATTCTACGTCCCCTACGATGAAGCGGTCAAGAGTCTGCCCAAAACAAAACGAGTTCCAACTCAGGATGTGCTCGGGACCCTAGAGGGTGGAGAGGTTGTGCTCAAGAATGGCAAGTTTGGTCCATATGTTACATATAAGGGTAAGTTATATTCAATGAAAGAAACGACCGAGCTTAGCTTCGAAGAAGCGGTTCGTAGGATCAATACTCAACCAACCACTAATGCTATGGTACTGACGTTTCGGAAGATTAAATTTACAATCCGTAAGTCGAAATTCCTCGAAGGATCGTATTACGTACAGTTCAAATACAAGGGGAAGTCCATAAATAAACCGTTGCCTAAAACTACAAAGATTGACGACGTCTCGGGGAAGACGTTGTACGATACATTCTGTTGTTAATTTTTTTTTATAGTATCAACTATATACTACACAATCAATGAGTGGAGGAGATGCATTATCTGTTGCAGATGATTTAAAAAGAATCAATAATATCATGAAGAATGAACATGCAAAAGATTTTGAAGTGGATGATAAACTAAGAAACGATTTAATAGGTACTAATAAAAACTTCACATCCGTAACATACTCTGAATTTGTAAGGGAGTTTGATCCAATTTTTAATGACAAAATCAAGGAAAGTATTCAAAAGGATTCAAATGTTTGTAATACAAAATTTGAAGATACGACACTTCAAAATCGGGTTAATTATCACTGTACGAAAAATAAAATAAATGATCAATCTTATCAACAAAAATACAAAGAACTCAAAGCAAAGTACATCCAACTGGCTCGTAGGAGTCTAAAATAAGACATTGCAATGATCGTTTGATCCGAATAACTCAATATCGGATTGTTCTCAAATAGGTAGCAATTTCACATTCTGTTTCAAGTTTTTTTTTTATCAGATTAAAATGGATGTAATCCATTGCATATCTGATCTCAATGTGATAAGTAAAACATTTGTTACATAAATATCGAATACAATACATTGGAATTATTTGATGTGCCGTGGGTTGTGTGGATTGTGTTGATTGTGTTGTTTGTGTTGTTTGTGTTGTTCGTGCTGTTCGTGCTGTTCGTGTTGTTCGTGTTGTTCGTGTTGTTCGTGCTGTTCGTGTTGTTCGTGCTGTTCGTGTTGTTCGTGTTGATGTAGTTTGAAACAAATGGTCATCACGTATTCTACCACAAGGATTACAGACTCGTCGGTTCCGATAGCGTTGGTTACTACACATAGTATCTTTTGCGTGTGAGCATAGATCGAATCCAGTACATCTACAGTGATTACAATCATATTCTCCACACCACAAACATTCACTTAACTGTCCACCTCTTTTTTTCATAATATAAAGTAATTATTGCCTCCATTAAAAATACGATGACATAAAATAAATCATTTTTTCACCCCTACATATGCTGACGAAATTAAACATCTTAGTCTTCAAAATATGCAGAACTATTTGAATATAATACTTTGAGAAAAATCTAAGGGGTGTTTGATCAAATACATATCAAAGTTCCTACTACCAACAAACCTTACACAACAATAATATCGTCTCCACCAACATCTGCCAAGCCAACTCCTTTCCAACAACGGCCACTCATCGTACCAAATTGAATGGTCATAAGTTCGGTGAAATCACCTCTATTGGGGGGTTTCTTATTTTGTGAATCTTGATACCAAAGTTTAAAACTGGTGTACGCATCCTTCAGTGACAAAGAATGCGATCTACCAACAACCAAGGATTCTTCGCAAAATTCTCGGAAACAATCACTCTTCTTTTGGTATTCCGATGTAGAGGATAGGACTGCGTCGGGTGTTGTCAAACCCTCGGCGCGGTAACGTTCGTAGGCACGAAGCAGGATTCGGAGGAATTGAGGGGCCCATAGCTGGAACTTAGAGGAAAGATTGGGATCTTTCTTGAATTGATGTGGACGTGTGACCGTGTCGACAAACTCACTCACAAAACGTACGACTCGTAATCTTCTCCACGTCCCCCCATCCTTGGCTGGGATGTGAGGGAGTTGATTGCATAGTAAGAGTAGTTTAAATTGAGGTTTGAACTCGATTGGTTCACAGAACAAAGGACGGGCCATGATCATATCACCACCCGATAACTCCTTCATCATACCCACATTCAAGGCAACGTTCTCCTCGGGTTCTTGGAAGGTACCGAAACGCTTCCCCTTGGTTCCAGCCAACTCTGGTGTTGCGGCATTGCTTCGGGCGCGTTTTTGGGTCAATAGACTGACGGGGAATTTACATGCATAATCCCCAACTACCATTTCGAACAACTCTACTAACTTACTCTTCCCATTCCCCCCCGAACCGATCCATATATTAAACAACTCCTCCTTATTTCCCCCCTCCAAACAACTCCCAAGGAATCGAAGGACGTATTCCAAAACATCTGGATCTGGGATGATTTTGTTTAAGAAATCATAAATCTCCTCCTCAAACTCCTCATCCTCGTCTTCTTCGTACCGAACACCCATGGAATATGTTAACTTATCCTCGGGTGACCCGGAACGGAAATAACCGTGTTGTAGATCATACGTTCCATTCTCGAATCCCAAGAGATGACGATGTACGTCAAGTTGTTGCTCAAATTCTGGATCACACATAATCTCGGCCGCCTCGGTCATGATGTCGTTTTTAAAACTCGTACTCTTCAACCTTTCGATGACCTTGTGAAGCTTCGAGCAACGTCTCATCAACTTCGCTTTTGTTGATAAATCCATCTCAACCAATGCCTTGGTGTGCAGACCCGCACTTTGCTTAATGAAAATATTTGCTACCTCTGTTGATATTAATAAGCGAAGCACATAACCCTTATCGATTCGATGCCAACGGTGTTGATCATAATGCCACCAAATCTTCTTTTTATACGAAGAGCATCGGAATCTGTCTCGATACATGATGTTAATGATCTCACCCACATCGTAGGAGGTTAGCTCTTGTTCGGTCAAACTATCGAAGAAATCTTCGATCTCAAACTCAATAACTTTCCCAAACTTCTCCGAATCATCGTGACGGGCCCAGGAACGGAGAGTTGTATCGGTTATTTTCGTTACATTAGTCCTCAGTCTACCCCACCAGTAGTCCACTGTTCCCAAAACATACTCTGGTTGCATCGCAATACACCAGCTCTCCCACATATCCTTATGCTCATCATCATCAGAAATTGATTTCAAACACTCCCCAACAGTCAAAGTATGACGCTCACCCGATACACACAATAAGATAGGATCACTAAGTTTGGGCATGTGTTTCAACAGACCACCATAATACGCCTCCGCTGCCTTATTTGTACTTGGCTTCGTTGTACTATACTTGATCTGGGGCATCGATTCTGTACAATACAAACCAATCGTACTGAAACGATACACCAAAGCCTCGCTCACGATTAGCGTATCGGTCGCTTTACTCATCGTACCCACAGAAGTATAACAATCCCCAACCTGGGGGGCAAGCCAAACGTTGGTTTGACCACACGTCCTAACATCACAATCAAACAAACATTTTCTTAAATAGATAGATAGTACATGCGAGACTACGACGGATGGGAAGATAAGATACGAACGTCCCTCACAATGACGAAAGTAGCATTGTGGTGATTCGATACTGAGGTAATGTTTGTTTAATTTTTGTAATATTTCAAACACTTCCTCACTACCTATCTCGTAATCCAAAACCACATGTAGGGGGTATGTGAAGAATGTGTTTTCGGTTAATCTGTATTGTTTATAGAATGCTTGTTTTAATGATAGATTCATGTTTATGTTGTAGGAATTCGTATGAGTGTAGTGATGATCGCCCATGACTCTTTATTAAGAATAAGTTCTGGATAAAACAGAATAGGAGTTTTCTTTTTTTTTGGTGAAAAAAAAATGAATTTATGGCACATCATTCATGAATTTCTTTAAATATGAAGACCAAACAAATGTACACCGAAAGTGAGACCTTAGATTTAGTCATCTACATATACGCTAAGTATGATATGGAGTTATTGATACGGTTATCCCAGGTATCGAAACTTACTAAATCCGTATGTCTTTTCTTTATGGATCGATATTACGCAAGGTTGCTTCGTAGCTTTGAATCAATACCCATACGTCAGCAGTGTATTAACAAAAAACTTGTACCAAGATACGATCCTACCTATTATTACGACGATCAAAAAATTGGACGTATCCTAGACTCATCCTATGAAATCGCAGCATACAATATCTATCTAATATCGAATACGAAGATAGGAACAAGTCCTATGATTAACACGCACTTTGCAATCGATGAACATGGTATAGTTCGCCTCTTGCCATCAAAAGATACCGGACTAATCTTTTGTGCAACGTCTTATCAAATAATAACCAGTACAACACTGTTTGACAAAGGAGGTGGTAGTGGTGGGAAGAAATTTGATTTGGGTATTTGTAAGGTGTATATTACTAATGAGCATAAAGAACGGATACAACGTGTGCTTCAAGCTATGGAAACGATAAGTAGGATGAATCATTTTGCTGTTCAAACCGTTTAATTATAACGTAGACATGATTTCGAACTATTTTTTTTCCATATTCACTTCATTCGAATTTTAGTTATGAAATGTCACTATGGACAAGAAACACAAGACGTTGTAAAAAAAAATGAAAAACACAAATCGTTTTGGTACCATATTATCTTTACAACAACATCATATTATGACAATTGATTATTTATATCACTTAGGTTTAGACAGTACACAAGACCTACACGGCATGTTTGGGGATATTCGTTTGGTTATCATGGGAGGGTCGAAGGAACGAGCTTTAATGATAGCAAAGAAACTTGCTGCTGATGTGGGCAACACCAACACCAACACCACTACATTCCTACCATCACCTAAACCCATTGGACGAACCGATCGATACGTAATCTACAAGGTAGGTCGTTGTTTGTCGGTGAGCCATGGAATGGGTGCACCATCCATTAGTATTTTGTTGCACGAACTATACAAGCTATTGTTTGTCCACGCAAAGGCAAAGGAGGTTGAGTTTGTGCGGATCGGAACGAGTGGGGGGATTGGTGTAGAACCAGGTACAGTGGTGATCACCACCGAAAGTGTAGATGAACGAAACGAGGCGAAGCAGGAGCTTTGTATTCTTGGTAAAGTCGTGTCCAGGCCAACCTATTTAAGTCCAGAGTTAATCGATAGGCTGTATGGAATCTCTCAATCCTTGGACATACCTTGCAGAAAGGGGAAGACCATGTCTTGTAATGATTTTTATGAATCCCAGGCAAGAATGGATGGTGCGATTTGTAGCTACACGAAAGAAGAGAGAGAGTCATATCTAAACCGTTTGGTTGGATACGGGGTGTTGAACATAGAGATGGAGGGTGTGGCGTTGACAGCCTTTTGTTGTGAGAAAAAAATCAAATGTTGTATGATCACAACCGTGCTACTGAATCGATTGAAAGGTGATCAAGTAACTACCGAGCTTAGTATGATGGGTGCCCTACAAGTTCTCTTACGGTATGTCGAGGAACAAGAATGGATCTGAATCGTGCATAATTTTATAACTTTTATATATTTTTACGAACAAACCAATTAACTTGGATCCAATAGTACCTCTTAGGGTAAAGGTAGATTCAACCCTGTTGGAGTAAATAGCATTGGGTTGTGTATAGTAGGAAAAGATTCCCCAACAATCTCACGTTTGCTTCGCATCTCACGTTTGCTTCGCATCTCACGTTTGCTTCGCATCTCACGTTTGCTTCGCATCTCACGTTTGCTTCGCATCTCACGTTTGCTTCGCATCTCACGTTTGCTTCGCACGACTATTTCTCGTATCTCGCGTCTCTCATGTTGTTTGTATCTCTCGGTTAAAGTACTTATTAAGATATATAGGATGGTTAGACTATACATACACACTACTGTGATACTAATCTTTGGAAGTGTTGGGTCACGTAACAATATTGAGCCAATGGGGATTGCAAAAAATGGGGGGAGGGTAAGGTAACTCCAAGAACGAGCACAATACCTATGCTTAGTCAAGAGAAATGTATAATAGGGTATGGAGATCCCTAAGTTAATGATATAAAATTTTGGAAAATAGGGGACACATTCTATGGGCTGTGACAGAAAAAGCATTTTTGATACTTTGAAAACATGATAAAATTGATAAAAATTTGGAAACACAGGATACGGATTGGTGTTTAGATTATAGACTGTTGTCCATTTACATACATAATATATAATATCCTTAAAAACCATGACCCAAATCATAGCATGTACCTTTTCAATAAAGGGGTGGTGTGGGTGGTGGTTTGTTCTACTACTATAGTGAGATACAATGAATAATCCAGCAAACATCATTAACCAGTTGCCATATGGTAAGAAGGTGTCGTTAAATAGCAAATTTGATTTATATACAACCAAGAACTCAAATATCCCATATATTATAGAATAGAGTGAGGATTTCCCAAACAATATCCATGATAATATCGTATTTCGTGTATGTGTCATATTATCGTGAGCAATCTATTGAGCAATCTATTGAGCAATCTATTGAGCAATCTATTGAGCAATCTCTTTATAATGTTTTCATTTTTTGTTTTTGGATTGTATATGAAAAAATTCAGAAATTCATCGCGAAGATTACACAGCAAAAACAAAAATTTATACTCTTATTCATTTCCAAAACTTATCGTACGTAAGATTTTATCGAAAAGATGATTCACCGAAGCAACATTTTTTGAGGATAAGAGGACGTAATTTGGATCTTCCTTGACATACGATTCGTTTCCTTTTTTTAATAAATCTACCTTATTCGCTACAATAATAATGTTCTTTCTTGTATGTTGCTTGATTTTAGATACCCAATGGCGGATACTCGAAACAGATCGTTTGTCTGATGCATCAACAACCAGAATAACAACATCAGCTTTACGATAATAGTAGTTCGTGATTGTATCATATTTCTCACACCCAGTGGTATCCCATATATTTAGAGAATTTCTTCGACTAATCGCTTTACTCGAAAACTCAACTCCTGGTATTCTGTTTTGGTAGTTTGGTCTAAATTTTTGCTTTAAATATGTATTTATTAGTGATGTTTTCCCACTATTTGATGGACCAGTAAAAACAACACTTTGGACTTTCTTTATTTGATCGTCATAGTAACTCATACTTCTTATTCTTTTTAAGTTTGATACCATATATTATATTGAGTTAAAAAGTTCATTTTTTTTAACTTAGTGTCATATTCAAGTTTTTCTTCTTTTCAACGACATGGGATCAAAAGCTTCGCTTTCTCTGCTTCTTTTCAACGACGTGGGATCAAAAGCTTCGTTTTCGGGATCAAAAGCTTCTATTTCAATTTCTAGAGTTTTGATCGATGTTTCAGTATTTGTAGAAATTGAATAACTTTTTAATTTGAACAATTCGATCTGATCATTAACAATACATATGAAATCGAAATCTGGAAGAATATACACCCCATGTTGAATTGTTTCATTCAATTGTTTAAGGACTTCTTCTGTATCGTTATGATAATACCATTTGTCCGTGTATATTTGGTTTTTGGAAACAACCTCATAAGCAAGATCAAAAATTTCAACAACGAATTTCCCTACTTCTGGTACTACTTGTGAGAATTTGAATGGATGTTGTGTTGATTCGTTGGAGTAATAAGAACCTTGCCCAGAATTAGTACCTGGTAGATAGATCGTTTCGTTGGTTACATAACCGCCACCGCCTTTTTGTTTCGATAAGAGTCTTTGTTTCGATAAACGATACAGTGATTGATACATTGATGTGCTATATTATACAATTTAGAATAAGTTTTGTATTTGTCGTAGTATCAATATCGATGTTTTATTTATAATGTCCTATTCTTCCGAACAAATATAAAACAACCATACACATAGACCATAGTATTGATTATCATGACTCTTGATTATGCAGATTTAGTAGGATATTTCGGCGCACTATG